AAGATCTTTGTCTTTATCGAGAACTACATGCCAATTAACCGACATGAGTGGAAAGGCCACGGCAGTCTTACAGAATATTACTGGTTGGGTGGAATAGGGGGCCGGTACTGATGTCGCAAATCATACCAGGCAAACAAGCAATCCGAATATTAAGGGGGGCAGATGGAGAGAGTTGGGCGCACCTTCCTGGACCCGAAAGGAGTTAACCTGTGAATGAATTAGAGAGAAACCGAAGAATGTCAACATGCGATATCTCAACAGAGGAAGGGTGCAGGTTAGCCGATAAGTCTGCTGATTTGGCTGTTAAAAAAGTGTTCCTTATTTTGGGGGTTGATGTTGACCAGCCCAGAGAGGTTAAAGCGTTTCAAGAGTCTTTAAGATTCTCAGAGGAGATGAGGAGACTAGCCTCTAAAGGGGCGACTGCAGCCATTGTCACAATCGTGATTTTTCTCGTAGGCGCGGCGGCGCTCGGGATTAAACAGAAGATAGTAGGAGGACCATAAAATGGTACTTGAAGGTTTAATAGGTTCATTGTTAGGTGGCGTGTTTCGTATTGCCCCAGAAGTAATCAACGTCTTTGACCGGAAGAATGAGCGTCTACACGAATTTAAAATGCTCGGGGCAGAGATGGAGTTCGCCAAGATCAATGGTGAGATCCACATGAAGCAGGTTGAGGCCAACATGACAGTCGCTGAACTCGATGCAATGAGCGTGGCTGTAAAAGAGCAGGGGCAGACTGCCAGGAAAGCCGGTAAGTTTGTAGCTGCAATTTCCGCGTTGGTGCGCCCCCTCGTCACCTACTGGTTCGTCGGCCTGTACTCTCTTATGAAGATAGCAACCATGGTGAGGGCTATCGACTATGGTGCGGAGTGGAAAGGGGTCATTATAACGGCCTGGGGGGCTGAGGATATGGCTCTTCTGAGCATGATCCTAACATTTTGGTTTGTTGGGAGGGTGTACATGTCAAAAATTAGGAGCGCGTAAGTATGATCTACGATGCTCTCGAAATATCAGTTGAATTATGTAAACGCTTTGAAGGTTTCCGGGCCAAGCCTTATTTATGTCCTGCGGGAGTCCCGACAATCGGCTACGGGGCAACTTACTATTTTGACGGTACCAAGGTTACACTTGAAGACCCGCCGGTAGAAGAGATCGTCGCTGAGGAACTTTTGAGAGAGATGCTGGGCAATATTTACATGGTTGGTATATTAAGAGTTTCCCCAAAAGTGATTGGAAATGCTAACATACTTGCGGCGCTGACCGATTTCGCGTACAATCTCGGTGTGCCCCGATATAGAGCAAGCACTTTACGTAAGCGAATTGACATCGAAGACTGGGAAAGAGCCGCGACCGAGATCCGAAGATGGAACCGGGGCGGAGGAAGAATCTTAAAAGGCTTGGTTCTTCGCAGGGAAGCAGAGGCACAACTGATATTGAGAGGGTAATGGATGAGTTCACTCGATCTAAATTATACTGCACCTCCAACCGTGTCTAAGTTTATGCGGTCCGATGCGTTCCATAAAGTCATGGCGGGGCCGATCGGCTGTGTTTCTGCAGACACTGAGTTTCTTACTCCTGCCGGATGGAAGCGTATCGACCAGTTTGACCACGGGGACTTGGTGGGGCAGTGGCATGAGAATGGTAAAATGGAATTTGTGGAGCCTTTAGCCTTTATAGACGAACCTTGTGAGGAGCTAATCTGGTTCAGAAACTCCAGTCTATCTATGAGACTTAGCGACGAGCATCGTGTACCCGTTTATGATTGGTCAGGGGCTTTCAAAGTTAAGCCAGCAAGTCGCCTCGCAGAGAAACCTTCCAAACATATATTGCCTATTAATTTTACTCCTCCACATGCGGATAGAGACATAACAGATAATATGTTGCGGTTGGCCGTAGCAATAAACGCTGACGCGCACCATGCGCCAGTTGGGGTAAAAACCACTTTCGGTGTTCGGAAGGATAGGAAGAAAGCCAGAATAAGGATGCTGCTCGACGCGAATGGAATCCCCTTCAAAGAGCGCTGCTACCCTTCGCGTCCCACTGAGGTTTCCTTTGATTTTGTATCTGAGTACAAAGGTAAGACCTATACTGGTGAGGCTTGGTGGGGGTTGTCAAAAAGGCAACTGCAAATAGTCGTGGAAGAAATGTCTTACTGGGATGGCCTGTTTGAGGGCGAGGACACCCGATATTACTCAGCTCATAAAATAGACGCTGATTTTATGCAGTACGCTGTGCATGCTATTGGGGGAAAGGCTTCAATCAGCAAAGTGGAGTACCCCCAAGAAAACTGGAATGCTACATACATAGTTCATATAGCCCTACCTGGTTCAATAAAGGCAGTAGCAACCTTACAGGTAGACAGTGTTGTAATTGATCGTACCCCAACGGACGACGGTAGAAAGTATTGCTTTACTGTACCCACAGGATTTTTTGTTGCCCGCCATAACGGATTTATTTTTGTGACTGGGAACTCTGGGAAGAGCGCAGGATGCTGCATTGAGATCCTGCGTAGGTGCTTAGAAATGCCCCCATGGGACAACGGCATTCGACGGTCGAAGTGGGCCATCATCCGTAATACCATGAAAGAGTTGAGAACCACCACACTGGAAACTTGGATGGAGTGGATGGGAGACTTCGGAATTTGGTACGAATCCAAGTTTATGTTCCATCTAAAGTTCGCTGATGTCGATGCAAAAATACTCTTCTTACCCCTCGACGGACCTGGTGATATTGGGCGAATTCTCTCACTCGAGATCAGCGGAGCATGGACAAATGAAGGACGTGAGATACCAGTTTCACTGCTTTCAGACATAAAAGGTCGGATTGGGCGGTACCCTGCCCATAAGAATATGCCAGAGGGAGTAACAAAGTTTTATGAGGATCATGAAGGTAACAAGACTCTGTGGTTCTGGGCCGGACTTTTGTGCGACACCAACCCACCAGAGGAAGATTCTGACTGGCACAAACTCATGGAGCATTTGCCTCAGGTAGAAAACGATCCAGGTTCTGTTATTGACTGCGAAGTATACAAACAACCTTCTGGGGTTTCTGAAGAGGCTGAGAATGTGGAGAACCTTCGCCCTGGGTATTATCAGAACCTTATGAAAAATAACCCAACAGCGTGGATTGAGGTATATGTTCACGGAAAGTACGCCATAAGCCAAGCTGGTAAGCCAGTATACGCGACCTCGTTCAAGCGCGATAAGCATGTAAGCCCCGTCCCACTTGATATACACCCAACCTTGCCGGTCATTATAGGTTATGATACAGGGCTCTCCCCCGCGCTATCTTTTAGTCAGTTAGTGGACGGCAGGGTAAGAGTCCTGCGGGAGATTGCTGCGTTTGATATGGGCATGAAGCGCTGTATCCAAGAGTATGTGCGGCCTATGGTGCGCAACGAGTTCCCAGATAACGCTCTAATCTTCTATGGAGACGTTGCGGCAGTAAGGCGGGGAGACGGTGACGAGAGCAGTGCCCAGAAAGAGCTAAAGGCTGCCTTCTGCGAAGATGACAGAAACATATTCAAAACCGCATATACAAATAATCCTGATGTGCGTATCCAAGCCCTTGAGCAACTTTTGGTGCAATTCCCTATGGGGGAACCTATGATGCTTATAGATCCTTCCTGTAAGCGTACAATTCGAGGACTGCAGAGTATGTATCGGTTCCAGAGAGTTCGTGCAACAGGGGGATATGCTGACCGCCCACAGAAGACCGGAGAGCCTGGTACTTACTCCCACCTTATTGACGGATTACAGTACAGCTCCTTATACATCCTCGGGGGCAAATACAACGCCGCTGATTTTATGAGACGACAGAACCGTGACCCGATGGGGTTTTGGCCACGTAGACAAATGGGCTACCAGCCCGTACAGGAGGCAGGGTACTAATGGATATCAAATTCGACCAGATGAAGAAACTCGGCATACAACTTAAAGGCAAACGTGTCCGATACGAAGGTGATCGCGATAACATCGAGACCCAGTGGTTGCAGAACCTCCGGCAATACATGCGCCAGTACGACCCCAAGATTAAAGAGAAAATGAAAAAGGATCGGTCGCAAGCTTACCCTGGGGATACCCGCGTAAAAGTGCAGAGCGAAGTCGCAAAGATGATGGAGATGATGCTTCCCGCACTCGAGCGTAACTGGGAGTTGTCTGTCAGTCCTGTACCATCCATCGCAAAAACGGATTTGGACAAAATCATTGATCAGCTTGAGACAGCCGAGGAGGTTGCCGCACAGCAGGAAGAACGTGAGCCGGGGCCTATCCAGAGCGAGTCGATCGAGCGAGCCGTTAAGGCGTTTGCAGAAGAGCGCAAAAAAGACATGGAGGCAGAGATTGCTGACCAGCTTGAAGACCCCTTGACTGATTATCCTCAGATGCTCAAACGCGCGGTCCGGTCCGGTACGATCTACGGTATTGGCATTGTCCGGTCCCCACAAGTACGCACCTTGAAAGAACGTGAGTTCGAGATTGACGAAGCGACCGGCCGCTACCAGGCTGTTGAGAAGAAGGTACGGCGCCCCTACCCCGAGTTCGTGCGTTGCTGGGACTACTATCCTGATCTATCAGCGCGGGTCTGGGAAGACCAAGAAGGTGGGTTTGAGCGGGTGGTGGTTAACCGTAACGACTTTGCAGCATTCGCAGACCGTCCGGACTTCCGGGCTGATATTATTAAGCAGTACCTTAAAGATAACAGTATTGGCAACTATACAGCCCGCACTTACGAGTCTGAGCTCCAGACCATCTCGGACGAATCCAACTTTACGGATCGTAACTCCCGTCGCTATGAGGTGTATCGCTGGTTAGGTTTTATTTCTGGACATGACTTGGATGAGGCGGGTGTTTCGGTAAAACCGAGTGAACTTGCAGATATGCACTTTGCTGATGTCTGGCTTATTGACGACATTGTTATCAAGGCCGAGAAAGCGTCCTTCGGGTCTCGTGTATCTGACGTGTACCACGCCTACATCCCTGCTGAGGACGAAGACTCAGGGTTAACCGGTGTTGGCCTGCCTGAAGACGTTCGTGACTCCCAGATGAGCATTTGTGCCACTAATCGTGCCTTAATGGATAATATGGCAGCCGTGGCTGGCCCGATCATCGAAGTCAACCAAGATCTCTTACCGAGTGGCCGCAAGAGTGTGGGATCGATCCACGCCTTTATGACGATTGAGAGCGACCACGCTGGCATCTCAGGGACCGCTCGGGCGGTAAACGCGCTCTTTATCCCCTCGCATATTTCCGAGCTTCTGAGCATCCTGGAGATGCAGCGCCAACAGCTTGATATTGAGAGCAACATCCCTTCATGGACTCAAGGTGTGAACCCAGGCCAACTCGGTGAAGCGTTCCGCACCTCGGGCAATATGAGCGCGATGACCGGTGGGGCCAACATGACCACCAAAGATAGGGTCCGGGCATTTGATAAACTTACGGTCGGCGTGATTACCTCGATGTTGAAATGGAACATGGAATTCAACCCAAAAGAAGATATTAAGGGTGACTTCGGCGCACGAGGTCGAGGAAACATTTCGCTGGTTGCTAAAGAAGTTCGTGGCGCAGCCCTCGACCAGATGACCGCACAGTTTACCCCTGAAGAACAAGCGATGGTTGATGCCTACGGGTTGCTGGAGGATAAGTTCGAGTCCCGTGACCTGCCTAAGACCAGGTTGCTCCCGAGAGAGACAGCTCTGAAGAACGTCCAGAGTATGAAGGAAGCCCAAGCGGCAGCGCAACAAGCAGAAGCTGGCCTCACAGGTGCCAAGACCAACAAAGAGAATGCGCAGGCTGGCAAGTTAGAGGCAGACGCCCAGGCTACCGGGCAAACAACTGAGGCGCTTATTGAGAACCTCTTGGCCCAGGCAGAGAATAGTTTGGCACAAGCTGAGGGTTCGAAGGAAAAAGGAAGGCTGGAGAACCTTAAACTCTTGTTAGAGGGGGCACTGAAGGATGGCGAATCTTGATGAGCTACATGCAGCGGCAGTTGCGCACCGCAGATCGACTGCGTTTGACACGCTTAAAGAGTATAACTTAGTCCGGGTCGAGAAGTATCGGGATCAACTTGAGAAGCAGGAGAGTGAGGAGATCAGAGGACGTTTGAAAGAGTGCCGTGAATGGTTAAAAATACTCGGTGAGTAATTACTTGACATAATATGAGTAATTAATTTACACTGTACAAAACGAGGAGGTATATATTATGGCAGCTTCTGCTGAGAAAAAAGAACCAGTTGTAGATGATGTGAGTGATGACGAGTTTGAACTTATGTTCGGGAAAGCGTCGGAGGAAGGTGCAGACCTGACTGATCTTTCAAAAGATGAGAAAACCCCCGAGGAGCTTGAGGCCGAGAAGAAAGTGGCTGAAGAAGCTACCAAGACTCCGGAAGAACTCGAAGCTGAGAAAGTAGCTGCGGAGGCAGCCAAGGTTGTCGAGAAGACTCCTGAGGAACTTGAGGCAGAAAAAAAGGCTGCTACTGATAAAGAAGCTGCCGATGCCAAGGTTGAGGAAAAGCGAGTCGCGGATAAGGCGGTTGCTGACGAAGCTAAGGTTAAGAAAGACGCTGAGGCCAAAGAAGTTGCCGATGAGCGCACCAAGCGAGCGACACTTGCCGAGGATGAAAAAGCCCTCGAAGCAGAAGTTGGAAAAGACTTTCCTGACGTAGCAAAACTCATGGCAACCCAGCAGCGCATCATGGATGCTAAGAACGAGATCCGGATGGCTGAGTTCCAGGACAACCTGATCAAGCAACTCGGTCCGACGATCCAAACAGTTAACGCCGTGGCTACCGATTCTTGGGAGCGTCAAGTTTTTGACAAGCATCCGGACACAATGACCCTGCTGCCAGATGTTGAAGCGTGGGTCGGAAAGCAACCAAGTTTCTTACGTGCCGGGTACAACGCGGTTCTCGATAAAGGCACACCGGCAGAGACAATCGAACTGATGGACACCTTCAAAGCCGCAACAGGTCTCAATGAGCAGGACGGCAAATCAGCCGAGGATACTGCGGCCGAGGCAAAAGCGGCGGAGGACAAGAAACAAGCTGACGAAGAACGCGAGCGGAAACTTAGATCCCAAGAAGGAGTTCGCGGCCGTCAGGACGCAAAAACGGATACGGCACCTTCAACATTCGAGGATGCCTTTAACTTAGAGTCCAGTAAGGTATCATAAACTGGAATACACTTACCCCCAGCCAGAGGAGAAAAGATTATGGCAACTGCAAATTATGGCGACATCACAGACGGTACTGCGGGCGTAGCTGCTGCAGTCATGCTTGAGCGAGGACATCCGAATATTGTGATTCAACAGTTCGGGCAAATGAAGCCGCTCAAAAAAGGCGAAACCAAAGTCAAGAAGTTTAAGCGGTACGAGAAGCTTGGCGTCGCTACGACTGCTCTGACTGAGGGCGTCACTCCTTCTGGCAGTGTTCCTACAACCACGGATTACGAAGTTACCATGACTCAGTATGGTGACTTCCTTTCCCTCACTGACCACATCGCTGACTTTGCCTCTGACCCGGTTCTTCGGGAATACTCCGAGATGCTGGGCGACCAGGCTGCTGAGACCATGGAGACTCTGACTTTCGGTGTTGTTAAGGCCGGTACCAGTGTTATCTACGCAAACGGGTCTGATCGTACTGATGTCAACACCCCGTTGACTATTGGTATCCAGCGTAAAGCCGTTCGTACTCTCGAGCGCCAGTTGGCAAAACGTATATCCAGCAAAATGTCCAGCACCGCTGCTTTCAATACCGAGAGTGTGCGCCCAGCGTTCATTGGTCTGGTTCATCCCGACATGCGCCACATCGTCGAAGGTCTGCCCGGCTACAAGGACACTGCTGACTACGGTACTGGCGATAAGATGTACTCCGGCGAGATTGGCTCGGTCGCAGACGTTCGCTACATCATGAGCACCATCTTCGCATCGTTCCCTGATGCTGGTGGTACCGCAGGTTCCATGGTCTCCACGTCCGGTACCAGCGCTGATGTCTACCCGGTTCTGTACTTGGGCGCCAACGCCTTCGCTAACGTACCTTTCAAAGGCCCTCATGCAATCTCTCCGATTGTGTTCAACCCCGGCCAGATCAGTGACTCTGACCCCCTCGGTCTGCGCGGTCATGTCGGCTGGAAAGCATACTGGGCTGCCATTATTTTGAATAATGCGTGGCTCGTAAGAGTCGAAGCCTCGGCTACAGATCTGTAGCAATTACAGATAGTTAGACCCTAAGGCTCCCCCCACAACGAGGGGGGGCCATAACCAGTTAAAGGAGAAGTATCATGGCAGAAACTTATAACAGACAAGGCGGTATCCCCTCTCTCGAGGACATCCAGAGCGCTACCATGCGTGTGCTGGTTGGTACTCGGGCGGCAACGAAAGGCGGTCTCACGATCGGCTCTGCTGATGCGGCGAAGCTCAAGATTGCCAGTACAGTCGAGTACAGCATCGGTGGCGTGGCTTACAAGGTTACGACTGAGGAAGTGGCCTTCACGGACGTTACTGTCCAACCGATCAGCTCGACTCGCTACTACGTGCTGGCCTACAACGCTGCGGGCACTGGCAAGATCTTCAATGGCACCACGGCCAACGATCTGCCGACCATCCCGGCCACTCACTGCCCGGTCGGTTATGCTAAACTGGTAACTGATGCGACGGGTACTTTCGTCCCTGCTACTGACGACCTCAGTGATGCAGCCGTCACCTACACTTTTGCAGACATTACTGTCCTGCCTCTGGTGTTGATTTAACCCTAACAGGCTGGGGGAGCTAACACTCCCCCTTACCTACTGGAGCAAAATATGAGAGACCACGAATTTTACGCCCATAGGGTCAAAACAGAAAAGCTCGCAGGCTACGGAGACGGTATTACTGCTGAAGAAGCAGTAACCTTTGAAGATGCTATCACAGCCTCTGAGGGTGTAGCCCTCGCCGCCACGGCAGTTTCAGGGGTCACTACCCTGTTGTCTGATTCTAACGGGGATGCCTTGTTTGCAACTGGTACAACCGTGCCAACAGATGCCACTACTGGCTTCGCAAAAGGCTGCCTTTTCATTGACACTGATGTGGCCACAGGAACAACTGGCCTTAACTGCAACAAAGGGACGAACACTTCCTGCGTATTTACC